CAAGCCCCGTGGAGGAAATTATGGCTGAACAACAACCTGTGGAGGAACAAAAACCTAACCTTTATAATGCAAAGAAAAGTTGGCACACACCAGATAAACCATCGCAAGGTGACGCAGACGGTTTATTTTTTGAACGCCAAGAAAATCAGGCCACTTCTACTGATGAAGAATCAGATGGAACCCCTGAATCTAAGCAAAAAGGTACAAATTATAAAAAAAGATATGACGATTTAAAGAAGCACTATGATCAAAGAGTTTCTCAATTCAAACAAAAGGAACAAGAACTTTTAGCAGAAGCAGCAACTAAGGTTCCTGCATATAAAGCTCCAAAGTCTTTAGAAGAACTAGAGAAATTCAAAGCAACTAATCCAGATTTGTACGAAACTGTAGAATCTGTTGCTCATATACAAAGTGAAAGTCAAACTCAAGAGTTACGAGAACAACTATCGGCTATCCAACAACGCGAAGCTGATCTCTTAAAACGAGAAGCAGAGTCCGAACTCAAGAGAAAGCATCCCGATTTTGAAGATATACGGGGTGATGAAGGTTTTCATACATGGGCGCAGGAGCAACCAGCAGCAATACAACAATGGGTTTATGCTAATAATAATGATGCTACTTTAGCTAGTCGTGCTATCGATCTTTATAAAATGGAAATGGGTTCTAGTCAGCCAAAACAACGACAGTCTAGAAAGAAAGAAGCTGGCAACGCCGCTGATATGGTGTCAACCAAAACAACGGCTGTAGATGCTAAGGCTCCTAAAATCTGGACACAACGGGAAATCCAGAAGATGTCCATCGATGATTTTGATAAGTATTCAGAAGATATTAATCAAGCATTAGAGGAGGGCAGAATCCGGTAAATTTGTTTTTTATTAGGAGATATAATCATGGCTTATAATGCATCCGACCAGTATTTTGAGCAAAGTACTGATACCAATGGTAACTTTGCTAACTCTGTTGCTGGTCAAAATAACTCGTTTTTCTTACCCGCAGTCTATTCTAAGCAAGTTCTAAACTTCTTTAGAAAGTCTTCAGTTGCAGAAGCAATTACGAATACTGACTACGCAGGTGAGATTTCGTCATACGGTGATTCTGTAAAGATCATCAAAGAACCAGAAATTACTGTCTACACTTATGAAAGAGGTGCAGACGTAACGCAAACTAAGTTGACTGACCAAGAGATAACTCTAGTCGTTGACACAGCTAACGCTTTCAAATTTATTGTAGACGATATTGAATCTAACATGTCTCATGTTAATTTCAGAGAAGCTGCAACTTCTTCCGCTGCTTACGCACTGAAAGATGCTTTTGATGAAGGTGTTATTGCGACTATGATTGCAGGTGTTTCGGCATCTAGCCCCAATCATATTCTTGGTTCTGATAATGCAACTGACCTTGCAGCAGGAACTTTTGATGGTACAGGTAATTTGGATATTGGCTTTGGAAGTTCAGAGCATGATCCTATTGATGTACTATCCCACATGTCCCGTCTACTGGATGAACAAAATATTCCAGAAGAAGGACGTTGGTTCCTAGCTAATCCTGAGTTTTATGAAGTACTTGTTCAAAGTTCTTCTAAACTCCTTTCAGTGGATTACAACGCAGGTCAAGGGTCAATTCGTAATGGACTAGTTTCATCTGGTAAATTGCGTGGTTTTGATATGTATAAGACTAACAACATTGCTGCGACATCTAATGCCGCTGGTCAATGTATTGCTGGTCACATGTCTGCTACAGCAACAGCTCAGACTATTACTAGTACTGAAGTAATTCGTGATCCTGATAGCTTTGGTGATATTGTACGAGGACTCCATGTTTATGGTTCCAAAGTACTACGCGCCGGAGCATTATGTTCTGCCTTTTACGGCATTGACTAGCAGTAAGTTTAAGTTAGGGGGCTGTAAAAAGCCTCCTTTCTTTTTTTGTTTAAAGGAGTAAAGAATGCCTCAACTGGGAACAAATGAAAAACCGATGATGATTAATGCTAAGAAAAGAGGCAAAACGCTAGGTCTTGCAGGTTCTTTTTTTGAGCATGAAAGAAAGAAAAAGTATGACGAAAACTACGATAGAATTTTTAAAAAGACAGATAAAAAAGACACTTAATTATGGCTACTACATTCTTACAATTAACAAATGAACTACTACGAGAGTTAAACGAAATTGTTTTAACTTCTTCAACTTTCTCTGGTGCTGTAGGAATACAGGCTCACGCTAAAGATTGTATAAACAGAGCGTACTTAGATATAGTAACTGAAGAACCGCAATGGCCCTTCTTAGCTGTAGGTGAAAGTGGTGCTACTGATCCTATGCTAGGTAATGTTTCTGTAGACACTGTAGCAGCACAAAGATGGTATGAGCTAAAGGCAGCAAGTTCTAGTGTAGCTGATGACTATGGTTCTATAGATTGGGATAATTTTTATCTAACAACTGTAGGCGTTAGCGGTGAATCAGCACCTTATGTTGCTAGAAATTTAACTTTTATAACCACAGAAAAATGGAAAGACTTTAGGCGACCACAAGAAAATGCAGATGACGCAGATGGCGCAGTAGGAGGAACACCCCGCTATGTTATTAGAAGTCCTGATTCTCGCAAGTTTGGTTTAAGCCCAATACCGGACCAAGTATATAAAGTCTGGTTTTTTGCTTTCAACTTACCTACACAACTATCTGCTCATGGAGATGTAGTTGTTTTTCCTGACATGTATAAAGCAGTTATACTAGCTAAGGCTAGATATTATACTCATCAATTTAAAGATAATCCTCAAATGGCAGTTTTTGCTTTAGATGATTATAAAAAAGGATTAAAAAGTATGCGGGAAAATTTACTACACACAGTTCCTACATATATGTCTGATGACAGAATTAGGTTCGTTTAAATATGCAAGCATTCGGTGTATCTTGTCAGGGTGGCTTAAATACTAATCTAAATCAATTCCAGATGTTAGAGCAACCCGGCTTTGCTACAGAATTAGAAAACTTTGAAGTTGATCCCGATGGTGGCTACAGAAGAATAAATGGTTACACCCAATTTGGTGATACTAATCCCAACAGCTCTAATGCTATATTAGGGCTTTTTGTTTATGCAGATGGTGTAATTGCTTGTTCAGGAACTAATATTTATTTTAGCTTAGACGGAGAAAGCTGGTTACAAATAAATAAAGCCAGTGTAGCCGTTGGTGGAGATAACTATACTGCATTTACTGGTAGAAGCACAGCAGCAAGAACAACTCAAGGACAAGCTACTTTTGCTTTATTTGAAGGCTCTAGTATATATGGTGAAGTAGTTATTACTGACGAAGGTTCGGGTATTAAACCTGCCCTTTTTAAAATGACAGGTACAGGTGCATTATCTAATAGAACTTATTTTTATGAAGAAATTACAGTAAGCGGTACTATTTACCCTAAATATTGTGTAGTTCACGATAAACATTTAGTAGTTTCTGGTGCAGCTACAGCACTTAATACAATATATTACAGTGGCACAAGTGATGTAAATGATTTTACTTCTTCAGGTTCAGGTAGTATTGTATTAGATGATCAAGTAGTAGGACTAAAAAGTTTCCGTACTGATTTAATTATCTTTTGTAAAAATAGTATTTATAAATTATCAAATATAAATGATGCTGATACTATAGCTATAACACCTATTACTAAAAACGTAGGTTGCTTAGACGGACACAGTATTCAAGAAATAGGTGGTGATCTATTATTCTTGAGTCCTGATGGTTTTCGTTTAGTCGCTGGTACAGAAAGAATTGGTGATGTAGAGTTAGGCTCTGTCTCAAGACAAATACAATCTGTAGTATCAAAAATAGCAGCCGCTATAGACACATTTACTATTAGTAGTGCAGTACTCAGAAGTAAATCCCAATATAGATTTTTTTATAGTGCAGCAACAGGAAGTACTGGTACATCTAAAGGATTAATTGGTACTATAACTCCTAATGGTTTTGAGTGGTCTGAAACTATAGGCATACAAGCACATGGCTTTGCATCAGGATTTAATTATTCAAATGTAGAAAAAATATATCACGGTGATAGTGCAGGATATGTTTATAATCATAATACAGGAAATGATTTTAATCCAGCAGGAACACAGACAAATATAAATGCTAGATATAAAACACCCAATTTAGATTTTGGTGATGCAGGAACATTAAAGTCATTACATTACACAAAAATATCTTTTACACCTGAAGGCACAGTAGAGCCTACTTTACAAATTTCATATGATTTTGATAGTACTGATAGGCTGCAACCACCTTTATATGTGTTAGATTCAATACCAACTCCTGCGGTATTTGCTACAGGACTT